CAATGGTCCATAAGGTAATGGAGGTTTTGGCGGGTCTAAAAAAGTATGAACAGGACAAACCTACAGTAAAATTCTTAAAAGTTGATGATGACGCTATTGGTAAATTCAAATGTAAAAAATCAGAATTATATACAGACGAATTAGTAAATAAACTTACTGACCTAAGTATAGATTCTTACGAGGCAAAATCGGATTATTCTTTTACACCTAAAGATAGAAAAGAAATCTTAACAACCACTTGGTGCTTCTTGACTCATAGCGATGCTCAATTCGATCCAAGAAAAAGAAACATACACTTCCCAGAGCCTCATTTTGACATACCTATTGAAGAAGATTGGGCTAAATTTGAATATGAAATTAATGGCAAAAAGCTCAAAGGTCAATTAGCTATTAAAGGAACTATTGATCTTGTAACTAAAATCAATGATGATACTATAGAAGTAGTAGATTGGAAAACCGGAAGACGTATGGATTGGGCTACTGGAGAAGTAAAAGACTATAAGAAATTAGAAAACGATCCACAGTTATTGCTATACTACTACGCTATATCTAAACTATATCCAGAATTTCCAAATAGAATTATGAGCATATTTTTCTACAAGGATAAAGATGGCAAGCCAGATCCATCTCCATTTAGCCTATGTTTTTCTAAAGACGACGAACAAAGATTCCTAGATATGCTAAAAAACAGATTTGAAGAAATACAGAAAAATAGTCTCCCAAGGCCCATTTCCCGTGATCAAAGTCACTTTAAATGCAACAGATTGTGCCATTTCTACAAAAACAACTGGCCCGGAACAGATAAGAATATGTGTATTTATATACAGAACCACTTACATGAACATGGTATGGAAAAGACAGTAAAAGAGTGTTCTAGAGAAGGATTTGACATAGGATTTTACGAGGCTCCCGGATAATGGAAAAAATACTGACAATAGGAATGGCTGTGTACGATGATTATGACGGTGTGTACTTTACGGTACAGGCTCTTAGGTTATATCACGAAATATGCAGAAGCGACAGGGTTGAATTTATTATTATAGATAACAACCCAGACTCTGCTAATGGTAAAGCCTGCAAGCATTTTGCTACATTTGTGCCTAACTGTAAGTATGTGCCATATACAGCTAGAACCAGCACAGCTGTAAGAAACGAGGTATTTAAAAGAGCTAATGGTAAATATAGTCTTTGTTTAGATAGTCACGTAATGGTGTTGCCAAGTGGCATAGACAAATTATTAGACTATTTTACCGCAACGCCAGAGTGTAAAAACATAGTTCAAGGCCCACTAATATACGATTATTTAAAACTAGACAGCGCATCAACTCATTTTACTCCGGGTTGGTCACATGGAATGTACGGTAAGTGGGCAACTGATAGAGACAACTTAATGAGTGGAAAGCCTTTTGAAATACCCATGCAGGGACTAGGGCTTTTTGCTTGTGAAACAAAATACTGGGTAGGGTTCAACAAATATTTTAAAGGATTTGGTGCAGAAGAGGGGTATATACATGAAAAATTCAGGATCGCTGGAGGTCAAGCTATTTGTTTGCCAGATCTCAAGTGGATTCACAGATTCGATAGACCCAATGGAATTAAATACCCATTAATTTTAGAAGATAGAATTTGGAATTATTTTGTAGGGTGGTTAGAATTAACTCAAGACCCAAACCATGATATGATACAAGGTGCTTATAATCACTTTAAAGAAAAAATACCACAAGGTAGTATAGATATTATTTTAAATCAAGCCATAAATAAAATAGTTATACAATAAGGAGTATAAAATGTCAGATATAAATGAAGTTGATATTCAATATACAAAAGATACATACGGTTTTACAGAAGATCTTACTGAAGAAAATTTTTATATTCCAGCAGAAGCAGAATATGAAGACTTTGGTGAAGAAGTAGAAGAACATGATGCTGCCTCGTTGTGGGAAAACATTCGCAAGAAGAAGGAACGCGAAGGCAAAAACTATAAACCCGCCAAGAAGGGTGACAAAGATAGGCCAGATCCAGACGCTTGGAAAAAAGCTCAAAACGGATATAAATATGAAAACCCCAAAACTGGGGAGCAGTTCACATACAATAAACAGGGAGTATACAAAAAAGATGGCGTAGGTTTGATATACAAGGGTAAAGCAGCGGAGTATCAAGGTAGAAAAGTTAAGATTGGAAAACCGTTCTTAACTCCTGATGGTCCTAAGAAAAGAAGTGTATACGTTAAGAATGAAAAGGGCAACGTTGTTAAAGTAAACTTTGGCGATCCTAATATGTCTATCAAAAAAGATAATCCAGCAAGACGAAAATCTTTTAGAGCTAGACACAACTGTGCTAATCCCGGTCCAAAATGGAAAGCTAGATATTGGTCATGCAAAGCTTGGTAAAAAAATGGAAAGACCATCTAGGTCACAACAACATGACTTACTGGCAACATTTAAAGTTTGCTGTAGGTCATGGTGTATGTTGCATCAAGGCCGGTGTATATTTATGTATACATGGTTTACTACCATGTTTTAGACGTAGGGCTGGAGAAAGATTAGTTCACAGATTAGACAAAGACTTCACAGAGCATAAGAAAAATGTCACTAATAAATAAAATAGCATCTATCATAGACAATAAAGCAGAATTGGAAAAGTTGGCATATATGCCAAATAAAATTTCCTATAATGACGATCTAGCAATACTTGACATAGATCTAAAATCAATATTACCAGCGCCACTAAAAAATAATAGTCCAGTTACTGTGACAGAGCTAGAAGCTACGGCGAAGGCAACCAAAAACAGAACGCCTCAAGAATTAGATCTTATATATACTGTAGATAAAGAACCCTTAATATTATTTCGTAGATTTTTGTCATCTAAGGGTTTAGAATTTCCAGACTCCAAATTTGAAATGTATTTTAATGTCGTTGAACAATATCAGTATGCACTCAAATACTATCACAATAGAGCGAGGCCAAGGCAGCTAGCTCCATATTACAATCTAGAAATAGATGTATTATTTACTGATACGCACCAAACGCCTTCTTATCCGAGTGGTCATGTAATGTATTCTGAAACAGCTGCACACATGGCATCAGAAGAATTTCCAGAGTACAAGTCTACATTTTTTCAGTTGTCTAAATACTGTGGACTTGCTAGAATATTACAAGGAGTTCATTTTGCGTCAGACAACAAAGCTAGTGTTATAGCAATAGAAAAATTATATCCTCTAGTGAGTAAATATTATGAACAACAAAGAACCAAAGAAGATCCCTTTGACATCTCCAAATCAACCCAAAGTAAAAAATGAAGAGCCTAAAAGGAGACCGTTGACTAAGAAGGAGGACTGAATGGAAATAGAAAGTTGCAGTATTAGCACCCCTGAATACAACGTGCCGGGGAATTTGTTTTTAGAAAATGATTGGGAAGAAAAGAACTCTATAGATTGCAGGGTTCTTAGTTTGTACCACGTAGGAGAAAAACTTGAATTGGTTCCCGTTGAATAATTTTACGCATTACAGTTTATTAAGAGGATTTTCAAAACCACACGAACTCGCAAAAGTTTGTGCTGAAAATGAATATCCAGCTTGCGGCATAGCAGATTACAAAACTATATCTGGTGCTGTATCTTTTCATTCAGCTTGTAAAAATACTGGCATAAAACCAATCATTGGATGTACATTTGATCAGGCTAAAGTATTTGCAAAGAATAAAGAAGGATGGTACGAATTAATTAATCTAGTATCATTGATTGATGATGAAAATCTTGAAGATAAAGACAAGCTTAAATTAATCAAAAGTAAAAAGAATTTGATTATATTCGAGGGAGAAAAGCCTTCTTATTACGTAAAAAAGGAACACTCTGATCTCCATAAGATATTGCTATGTTCTGCTCTTAAAACTACGCTACCTAAGCTTAAAACAAAAACAAAACAAATTGATGAGCTAGGTATGTCTGATTGTTTTAAAGACGATAGATATATTTCTGGAGGAACAGTAACTAAACAGTTAGAAGAAATATATAATCAATGTGAAGATTATGAAATACTAAACCCTCCAATGCTTCCAAAATTTGTATGCCCAAAAGGTCTATCACAAGAAGAATATCTTACCAAAATGGCACGTAGCGGATATACAAAGCTTGTACATCCAAAAGTAGGCAAAGACAAAGATAAGAAGCAAGAGTATGGAGATAGATTTAGAAAAGAACTTCAAGTAATCAAAGACGCTGATTTATTTGGATATTTTTTAATAGTTCAGGATATTATTAGACATATAGAAAAAGACATGGGCTGTTTAGCTGGTCCGGGGCGAGGATCTGCGGCTGGATGTTTAATATCATATTTAATTGGGATTACTAAGATTGATCCAGTAGAGCATGATTTACTGTTTGAAAGGTTCTACAATGCTGGTCGTAACACCGGAGGTCACGTATCTCTTCCCGACATTGACATGGACGTTCCGGGAAAACGACGAGATGATGTTATAGATTATTTAAAAAAGACTTATGGTAACGATCATGTCAGTCAAATGATTACTTTTGGAAGACTACAGGGACGAAGCGCAATAAAAGAAGTTTTAAGAATAAATGATGCTTGTTCTTTTAGTGAGATGAATGCTATAACTAAGAGTGTGCCTAACGAGGCAGACATATCAGACCAACTTGCAGAAATGGACGAAGAAGACAGATCAATCATCAGATGGTCTTTAATCAACAGGGCAGACGATTTACGAGATTTTTGCCACATTACAGACGATGGCAAGCTTGAAGGCGATTACGCTGAATATTTTCAACAAGCAATCGACATAGAGGGAACGTTCAAAACACAGGGTAAACATGCCGCTGGCGTTGTCATATCTAAAGACAAATTACAGGATGTATGTCCAATGATAAAACAGAAAGGCTCTACAGAAAAAATAGCGGGATTAGAAATGTCTGATCTAGAAGCACTGGGTCATGTAAAATTTGATGTTCTAGGAATTAATCTACTAGACAAGCTAATGAAAATTAAGGAATTGACTAATGATAGAGGTTGAAGTTACAGATTACATGAGAGTTAAAGCCAGAGCAATGGCTAAACATTTAGGCAAGCTTAAAAATTCTATAACCAAAGGTGAAGGTAACGTTGCTGGTTTTATAGGAGAGTTGATAGCTTTGCAGTATCTTGGTGGAGTTAAAGCTAACACTTATGACTTTGATATTGTAAGTGGTGGCAAAACATATGATGTAAAAACCAAACGATGTACAAGTCCTCCTAAGCCACACTACGACTGCTCAGTAGCTGCATTCAATACAAAACAAAGATGTGATATTTACCTTTTTGTAAGAGTACAATTTGAAGGTGATAGACCTGTGAAAGCATGGGTGTTAGGACAAAAGGACAAGGCTAAGTATTTTAAACAGGCTAGAAAGCTCAAGAAGGGCGAAGTAGATCCAAGTAATAATTTTAAGGTTAAAGCAGACTGCTATAACTTAAGCATAAACAAACTGGAAAGATTAGAGGAAAAACATGTCTAATAGAGATTTTATTGTATTTGACTTTGAAACAGGAAGTCGTAATCCACTAACAACACAACCAACGCAGATTGCCGCTATCGCTCTAGATGGTAGAAACCTTTCAATGAAAGGCTCTTTTAATAGTGAAATTAAACCTATCTTAGATGATGAAAAAGCTATCGCTGCCGGACTTGATCCAATTGAAGATGGAGCATTAAGAGTTACGGGAAAAAACAGGAAGGATTTAGCTAAAGCTCCTTCCTTGAAACCAGTGTGGAAAAAGTTCTGCTCTTTTGTAGACCAATACAACTGGAAAAAAGACCCATTCTTTAACCCTATACCAGTAGGATTTAACATTATTGGTTTTGACATGATTATTATTAATCGTTTATGTAAAGAGTATGGGCCGTTTGACGACGTAAGGCAGCAGCAAAAGATATTTAGCAAGATTCATAAGTGTGATGTTATGGATAATATGCACATGTGGACAGAGGGCGATCCTAGCATTAGATCAATTAGCATGGACACCCTACGTGAACGTATGGGGCTTTCTACAGAAAATGCTCACGATGCGTTGCAGGATGTTAAAGATACAGCTAATATCTTTATAAAACTATTGAAGACGCATAGAGCTGTATACCAAGAAATTGAACTAAATAAAGCATTTGCAAACGGCAATCTTTATGTCAAGTAAACAACTACTTATGGAGTTTACCATGCAAAAAACAAAGATATGTGTTTATTGCCACGTAGAAAAAGACATTAGCGAATTTCCAAAACATATAGGACACAAGGACAATCTTGATACAAGGTGTAGGGTATGTGTAAAAAAACAAGCTAAAATTAGAGCAGAATTATACAAAATTGCACCACCAAAACCAGATATGTGCGAATGCTGTGGTAAAAAACCCAGCAAGCACATGACTCTAGATCATGATCATGCAGATAATACATTTAGAGGTTGGATTTGTGACAGGTGCAATGTTGGTATTGGATTGCTTGGGGATGACATGGAAGGCGTTACT